ATCTTAGGTTGTGTAGCAGAAGGTATGACTATCGAACAGGCTTGTGCCTCAGCCGGTAAGTCTATGAAAACCTACGAGTACTACCGTCGCACAGATAAGGTTTTCTCCGACAAGGTTGATAGAACCAGACTCGGCCTCAAAGACAAAAGCTTTGCTAGTGGAGATGTCCACGACATTACCTTCTCTGAATTTCGTGAGCGGTTTCTACACTCCAAGACTTTTCCCCATCAACAGAACTTAGTAGATGTAATAGAAGGCCGTGAGCCTTCGTGGCTACACCCATCTATGAAATGGGAACCAGGTCTTGCAGATAACCGCATCCTGATTAACATCCCGCCTAACCACGCCAAGTCTATGACTATCACGGTGGACTACGCCACGTGGCAGGTAGCACGTAACCCAAACTTTAGAATCCTGATAGTCTCACAGACTCAGCGCTTAGCGGCTGACTTCTTGTACGCTATTAAGCAGAGACTGACTCATCCACAATATGAGGAACTCCAGCAGGCATACGCTGCAGGTGTTGGCTTTAACTCAAAGTCAGCAAGCTGGCAAGCAACCCGCATCACCTTCGGAGATGAACTCCGTGAGTCTGGTGAAAAGGATCCGAACATTGAAGCCGTCGGTATCGGCGGTCAGATTTACGGCAAGCGTGCCGATATGATTATTGTAGATGACGCGGTAACGCTCTCTAACGCAAACGACTTTGAGCGCCAGATCAAGTGGCTCACGCAGGACGTCCGTTCTCGTTTGAACCCTACCGGCAAACTTATCATTATTGGAACCCGCGTAGCCAGCGTAGATTTATACCGCGAGCTACGTAACCCGGATAGATATCCAGGCGGTTTAGTACCTTGGAAGTATCTGGCTATGCCAGCGCTACTGCAGACAGATGAAGACCCTGATAAGTGGGAGACTCTATGGCCTGCATCAGATCATCCATTTGATGGACAACTAGAATCTGATAAAACTCCAGAAGGACTCTACCCACGTTGGAATGGGCGTAACCTCTATAACGAGCGCCAATCTATGGATGCCTCAACGTGGGCTTTAATTTACCAACAACAGGACATATCAGATGACGCTATATTTGACCCTGTATGTGTTCGTGGTTCGATTGACGGAATGCGTAAGGCGGGTCCATTAAATGCAGGTTATCCGGGACATCCTAAAGACCTTAGCGGATACACTTTTATTTGCGGTCTGGATCCTGCTATGGTTGGTGATACTGCCGTTGTATGTTATGCAGTTAGTCGTCACGATCACAAGCGCTATATTGTGGATGCTCATAAAATTACTCGACCTACTCCAGCACAAATTAGGCAACTTATTTTTGACTGGACGGAAATATATAAACCTTCCGAATGGATAGTTGAGAAGAACGCTTTTCAATCTTTCTTAACGCAGGATGAAGGAATCCGCCAGCACCTAGCAAGTCGTGGCGTTCAGTTGAAGGAGCACCATACTGGCAATAACAAATGGGACGCTGGCTTCGGTGTGGCAAGTATGTCTACCTTGTTTGGAACAAAACAACACGATGGCAAACACCACAGAGATAACCTTATCCACTTGCCTTCAGATCAAACTGAGAATATCAAAGCGTTAATAGAACAACTTATTACGTGGTCTCCGACCACCAAGGGCAAGACCGATATGGTGATGGCTCTTTGGTTCTGTGAGATTAGAGCACGAGAGATGCTCAACTATGGTCAATATCAACAGAACCATATGCGTAATCCGTTCCTATCAAGGGCGGAAAAACAAAAACGAGTAGTCGTCAACATTGACGAACTGATTGCAGCACAAGAAAGACACTTCGTTTAGGAGCACTAATGAGCATCTCATTACCATTACCACCAGAGAGTACAAGTGGTAAAGATAGAAATGTAATCGTCAAAGTTGCTAAGAAGTCTAAAATTAAAAAGGCTGCAACTAAAAAGAAGAGGAAAAAATAATGGGACAAACAAGTTGGATTACAAATGCTGAAGGTGAGCAAGAGTACGTAGACAAGGGCGCTATCACAATGCCTACACCATCAACAGTGGGTCGCGCTAAGTACGCAGCAGCAGAAGCTCAAGCATCCGCAACTGACAAAGTTGAATGGCCAACAAAAGTTTCTGGTCAAACAGAACAAGGATTCTAAGGACTAATAATTGTTAAACATTAGAGAGATTACCGCTAAGGTTAATCGCCTACAGACGCGCTATGCAGCGCGAGATGGACGTATGCGTGATGTCCTTTCCGTGCGTCAAGGTGATATGTCCAAGGTATATCCTGCAATGTTTTCCGAGGATTATCCAAAACCATTAATCGCAAACCTGATTGACGTATCAGCTCGTGACTTAGCAGAAGCGATGGCACCACTGCCATCTTTTAACTGCTCAGCATCTAATATGGTTTCTGATGCTGCTCGTCGTGCTGCAGATATACGCGCTCGCATTGCTAATTACTACATTGATGAGTCTGATGTTCAGATTCAGATGTACACAGGCGCTGACTGGTTTAATACCTACGGTCAGTTAATTGCAATGATTGACTTTGATTATGAGAATAACAACCCACTGATTAAGTTCGTTAACCCATTTGGAGCTTACCCAGAGATTGACCGCTTTGGTCGTTGCATTTCTCTTACACAGATTATCGGTATGGATGCTCAAACACTTGCATCACAATACCCAGAGTTTGCAGATCAAATTCTTAATAAGAACTCATTTACACCAGGCTCTCCATATTTATCTTTGATTCGCTACCACGACAAAGACCAAGATGTAATTTACCTACCACAGCGTAAAGATCTCATCCTTGCTCGTACACCAAACCCAATCGGTGAGTGTCTAGTACGTGTAGCACAACGTTCATCTATTGATGGTGAATCACGTGGTCAGTTCGATGACGTGCTTGCAGTACAACTCGCTCGTGCTCGCTTTGCAGTATTGCAGATTCAAGCTGCTGAGAAGTCTATCCAAGCACCTATTGCTATTCCACAAGATGTACAAGAACTTGCTTTGGGACCAGATGCAATTATGCGCTCTGCTAACCCACAGGCTATCCGTCGTGTTCCACTAGAACTACCAGCAGGAGTCTTTACAGAGTCCGGCGTTCTAGAGCGTGAACTTCGTATGGGTGCTCGTTATCCTGAGTCTCGTTCAGGTCAAACAGACGCATCAGTTGTTACGGGTCGTGGAGTTCAAGCGCTACAAGCAGGCTTTGATACACAGATTAAAGCAGCTCAAGCACAGTTCGCAAAACTATTCGTTGAAGTTATTGGACTCTGCTTCAAGGTAGATGAAAAGATTTTCGGTAACAAGGTCAAGGAAATTCGCGGCATTGATGACGGTACACCGTTTGCAATGAAGTACGTTCCTGCCAAAGTAATTAATGGCGACTACTCAGTAGATGTTCGCTACGGAATTATGTCTGGTATGGATCCAAACCGTGCAACTATTGCCTTGTTACAGATGCGTTCAGACAAGCTTGTATCTCGTGACTATGTACGTCGTGAGTTGCCAGTTGAAATCAACGTATCGCAAGAAGAACAAAAAGTAGATATTGAAGAGATGCGTGATGCACTTCGCGTTGCCGTTGCACAATATGCACAGACTATTCCGTTGGCTGCTCAACAAGGACAAGATCCATCACAGATTATTACCCGCATCGCCGAAGTAATTAAAGGTCGTCAAAAGGGTAAGCAAATCGAAACTATTGTGGAAGAGGCTTTTGCCCCACAACCACAAACTCAAGCGCCTATGGCGCCTGAAATGATGAATCCAGCAGCAGGTGCGGCCCCCGCTTCTGCCTCGCAGCCAATACCAGCACAACCTGGCGGTATGGCCCCTGCTGCTGGTTCACCAGCACCACAAGGAAAACCTGACATTGCATCATTGCTCGCCTCAATCGGCGGCGCGGCATAATAAGAAGGAGGTGCAATATGAAAAAAGGAACACAGGAAGCAGCCCCTATGTCAAAGCCAGTTGAGGGCAAGAAGGATTCTTCTAAGCCAGCAGGCGGAAAGACATACTTTGGCTACACACCAGCAGGACGCCCAGGAACAAAAGTAAAAAAGGGTTAATTAATTTACAAGTAAGGTGGACTGAACGTGGAAAACAGAAATGAAGTACCGCGTTCAGTTCACTTTGCAGATTTTCTTGTCATACTTGCAGGGTTCCTGCACAACTTATCAAACAGTGTTACAGCATTTACAGAAGAATTAATGGAACTATCCATATACCACGCCACTCGTCAATCACGAGTAAGTAGAGTGTGGGAAGAATTTTCAAACGATTTAGAGAAGATACAGGAGGATACCGATGGCGCTTGAAGATGCCAAGAACCCATTAGCGGGTGTATCAGGTCCTGGAAAGTATGCAAAGCGTACAGATAGAATCCCTGCTGCTTCATACGGGGATCAAACAGAATTAGCACAGATTGCATCTGGTGCTCCTATTGCAAAGACTCCTGATGTTAAGGGAATGCCAATGGGACAAATGGAAGCTGCTGCTGCAAATGCACCAACACAGCAACCAATAACATCATTGTACGCACCAACAGCACGACCAGAAGAACCAGTAACACACGGTATTGATTTAGGTCCAGGTCTTGGTGCAAATGTTTTAAATATGCCAGATCAAGCACAAGCTCAATACACAAATGCGTATGAGTTATTTAATAATCTTGCTTCTAATCCAGATGCGTCTCCAACGTTAAAGTATTTGGCTGAGCGTATACAGCAAGGATTTTAGCCTTGGCTGATAATACTAACTGGGATGGTTGGGTAACGCCAGACTTAGCGCGAAACCCTGGACTTGCATCAGATGCTTACAATTCAAAACAACCTGAATTATTTGCACCTGTTTTGTCATATGCCAATAAAGGCGTAGCAGTTCAAGATGCCATCAATGACCACGCTGAGGGTAATGGCACACAAAGTTTTTGGGCGCAACTCGGTGGCACAGCTATTAACAGTTTAGCGTGGCTTGGTAAGCCATTAAAAGAAATTCAAAGAAGTTATAAGTTTACACACGCTGTCTATGCAGATCACGGATTTCTTCCAGGCTTTGCTGTAACACTTGGTGTTATTGGCGGTGGAGTTGCAGGTGGTTTACTAGGTGGAACAGTTGGCGCAGCCATTGGTGCAGACATTGCAGGAATGGGACTTCGTAAGCTTTCTACAGTAGGACCTTGGGAACAGACGTATAAAGATTCATACCTAAAAAGCGAAGATGAAACATATCGAGTTTCTCCAGGTAGAGATTTTACTAAAGCAGTTTCATTAGCAGCTAAGCAAGTTGGCGCTGAAGGTGTTGCAAAACAGTTTGCTCGTACAAACAAATCATCAGGTAAAATTGGTCCACTTGAATTTAAACTAGGTTCTAAAGGATCTGTATTATCAGGTGGTGTTGATTTAGGTTTTGACATCATAACAGACCCAGTAATGGTACTAGGTCGCTTTGCTCAGCTTATGAAAACCGGCAGACTTGTTGGTCTTGATAAAGCTGGACAGATTCAGATGACATATCCTATTATGGAAACTGTCCCTGGTGTCAAACAATTTATTATTGAACGTACTCGTAAGCCTTTAACACCTAATCAATTAGATGATTTACGTGCAGGTAGCGGTGTAACTGTTGCAGGTGCAGACGTTCTTAACTCAGGTACTCGTGTCTATAACCGAGCACTAGAAGATATTGCACAATCAACTGCAGGTGAAATTGTACGTAAGTACCCAACACTTGGAACCGTCGCAGCAGGTCGCCTAGGCGCAATTAAAACAGCAGATGGTGTACACGACTTTTTAAAGACTTCATTATACTTTGGTGAACTAGAAGGAACACTTGCTGGACAAGCAATGCTTCCAACTCGTACTCTTCTTCGAGCTAAATTAGGCGACTCTAAAGTATTAGACGTTATTCGTAACTCTAATATTCCACGTTATATTTTAGATGATACTGGCAAGCAGATTCCTAATCCAGAATACAATGCTTTAAGCCCAAAGGTACGTGTATCTAATCTATACAAAACTTTCTCTGGCTATATGCCTTACAGCGTAGACCAGAATACACAAAAACTATCTTTGGCTAAGTTCAAATGGAACGCACCAGATGCTGCAACAAATGTTTATTATATGGCTCGTATTGGTATGGGCGATAATGCAGCCAAGGAAATGGCTGGCAAGTATGCAGAAGCCGTTGCAATTAACGACTTGGCACTTGCTAGATCTATTAAAAACCAGACAATTTTTGATACATTCAAAGCTTTAGGTCTACCAGATGACAACGTTTTCGTATCTAAGATTTATGAAGATATTAACAAAATTAGCGAACCGCTTGTTGGCACACAGATATACGGAACTGACGTACTAGGAAATACACTAGGTCAGTACACTGCAAACGGTGTTAACAAAATGGGTGGTTTAGTAAGCCATCAAGCACAAGATATGTTTGACTTCCCAGACTTCTTTGCAATCAAAGGCGCAATGCGTGATGCTGGTAAGTATACAAAGTATGTTGGCAAGATAGACGAGTTTATTGCTAATAGGTACACCAATACTATCTTTAAGCCACTAGCTCTTGCAACAATGGGCTTTGGTTTACGTGTAGCTGCTGCTGAAATGATACCTACATTTGCTCGTTACGGAGTTATCAATACCTTTAAAGCAAAATTAGCAGCATCTGCAGCTAAAGCAAACTATGATCTTATGCCAAAAGAAGGTAGCAATATATTTGCTGCCGCAATGGTAGGTCTAGGCGCACATATGGGTATTGGCGCTGACGTTATGCGTGCAGGCTTTCCAGCATTTCAAGAAGCAAAGCGTCGTGGTCTTAACCTAGCAGCAAAGATGTTGCCAGAAGATCAAATAGATTTAGCAACTCGATTGATTATGGCTAATGATGGACATCTTCTTTCAGAAGCAGTTCAAACAGGTCACGGATACGACGCATCTACGTCATATCAAATGAATCAAGCGGCTCATTATTATTTCCAAATTCAGAAGAACAGTCCTATGTTCAGGGACCTACCAGAGTACACAACATACTCACCATCTGATATTCATTACCCAACACGCTTGGCTACAAACCTTAATAAAGCAGCAAAAGAAACAACAAATAAAAACATTGCTGCAGATATTACTGCTTTAGCAAAGAAGTATTCAACAAACGGTAAGTTTCAAATTGAAGATGACATTGCAAAGATGTCAAGCCATCAATCTTGGCAAGACTTCCGTAAAGAACTTATTGATAGAGAATATCGTCGTATGCTAGATGCCGCTCAAGGCAAATACAAGGGCTATGACGATGAGATGAACACACTAACTCGTTGGTTAGATTCAATCTCATCTGGAGATTTACGTACATTTGCTCAAGATCGTGTTGATGCAACACTCGGTATGGTAGTCGGTAAAGACGGAACATACATTGAGAAGTTTGCAGACAACATTGCAAAGGGTCAAAACGTTGACTTTGAAGATTTAGTTAGAATGAATCGTGAGAATAATCGTTCTATGCCAGCAGCAGTCTCAGGACCTATGCTTCAGCCTTACGTACCAACTAAGAATCCTTTAACATACATTACAAACCTAGGATTCAAGAAGGTCATTGACCCAATTGTTAATGGACTAGCACGTGAGCCTTTATATGTAATGCACGTAGCAGAAGCATATAGCCGTATGATTCCTAGAATTGCATCTGGAATGTTGCACGAGGATCAAGCGCTTCGTATAGCGCAGACTCAAGCATCACTTGGAATGCTTCCACAGATTCACAATACTGCACTTCGTAATCAGTTCTCACAACTTGCACGTAACTTCTTACCATTCTACTTTGCTCAAGAACAGGCACTTAAGCGTGCTTTTAACTCTTTGAAAGATACAAGCATTGGTAATCCTTTGTTCTCACGAGGAATGCGTTTCTATCAACTAGCAGAACACGCACTATCTGATTCATCATTTATCCAACAGGATGAAAATGGAAACAAGTTTGTTTACCTTCCAGGTGTTGGAGCCTTTGGAGAAGCTGCTAGAGCAGCTTTAGGTATCTTTGGTTTCCAAACAATTGCAGGTTTACCATTAACTGGTAAGGGTTCATTAGTATCTTTGAAGTCAGTTCTTCCAGAACTGCAAACACCAGGTGTTTCACCTGTACTTGCAGTAGCAGGAAACTTAATTGCTGACTGGTTCCCAGGTTCTGAAAAGATAGTTCAAGGAACTATTGGAGATATCTCATATCAAAGAGGTTTCATTGACACATTAGTACCTGCAACGTGGGCAAAGACACTGCTTGCAGCGCTATCACCTATTGACCTTACAGGTCAGATGGCTAATGCTCAGCTTACTGCTATGGCTGCTGCGTACTTCCATAATCAAGTTCCATCAGCAGATGCTTCAGATCCAGAAAAAGAAGCGTTTATTGACAGAATCAAGAACAATGCACGCTCAGTGCTACTTGTAAAGACATTTTTAAACCTTACATCTCCATTAGCACCACAGGTTTCACAGGAAGATGCTGGATTCCGTGATGAGTTCTGGAAACTTGTCAAGCAAAAGGGTAACTTTGCTGATGCTTTGATGGAGTTCCTAGGAAATCACGGTACTCGCGCTGTTTCATACACAGTTGCTAAGACAGAATCTAATGTTGCCGGTGCTAAGTACCCATATATCCAGTCAACTGTTGATTTTATCAATCAGAATAAAGATAAGTTCTTCCCTAAGAACCCTATGGGTAAAGATACAGTATCTCAAGGTATGTACTTCTTAATTCCACAGGACAATATTAAGAACGAATCAGACCTTAACATCTATAACGAGTTAATGCGTCAACATCTTCGCAGTCGTCGTACTCCACAAGAGTTACTTAAGCAGTTCTATATTGCTC